CTATTCGAACCCGTTTGCAATGGTATTTGCCACAGTCTTAGCAATGGTTGCAATGGAGGCTGGTGAGGAAGAAGAACCTCAGATGCCCAATGGTGCATTGAGCCCACAGAGTGGCGGTGTACTAGCCGCATAGATAACATGAGGTCCCAGTAATGGGGCCTCGTTTGTTACCAAAGGAGTAAGCTAGGAGTTACAGATGCCAGCCCCACTAAACCCCAGAAAAAAGTCCCCAAAGAAGGTACTGACACATCCAAAAAAGGGCCACCAAGCGGGCAAAAAGAACTACTTTGCAACTTTGATGGAGACCGAGGAGGGAAGAGCCCTTCGGAAGTCGTGGTCAACAAAAAAGCGTAAGAGCGGTGGTAGGCCAAAAGGTACACCAGATGGCTATACCTTAGAAGCAATCACCCCGATAAGAAAACAAGCGAAAGCTGATGCCGAAAGGATCGTCAAGATTATGGCTAAAGAAAACGAAATAGATGATGTCTATGCCATTGAGGCACTCAAGACAGCAGTCGAAATTATGAGAGAGCCTTGCCAGAACAGAGACAAACTCATGGCGGCTAGGATGGTCTTAGATTTCACTAAAACAAAACCAGCCGCAAAGAGCGAAGTCACTATCGGTAAAGCCGAAGCCTTCTTGGAGTCGCTCTTAGTAGCTGACACAGAAGAAGAGCAAAATGACAACACAATTGATGGAAACGAAACTTAAAGAAGTACGACGTAAACTTTATGGTGATTTTAACTTCTACAGTAAGTCAGCGCTCAAAATACGGACCAAAGATGGCGACATCAAATCACTAAACCTAAAGCCAGCTCAAGAAATACTACAGGATGCTGTTGAGAAACAGATGGCGTCTGAAGGTAAAGTACGCATCATCATATTGAAAGCACGGCAGCAGGGACTATCGACATACGTTGGTGGCTACCTGTACTTCAACGTCTCCCAGCGAAAAGCCTGTAAAGCGATGGTGGTCACACACCACTCTGATAGTACACGCGCCCTCTTTGACATGACTAAGCGTTACCATGAGAACTGCCCCGAGCTACTCAAGCCGCACACTAAGTATTCCTCACGACGAGAGCTGACCTTTGATGTCTTAGACAGCTCATATGTTGTGGCTACTGCTGGAGGTGAGAGTATTGGTCGAGGTGAGACTTTGACACACGTCCACGCTTCAGAACTTGCGTTCTGGCAGAAGTCCACTGCGCTAGAGAACTGGAACGGCATGACGCAAGCTGTGCCCAATAAGCCAAACACAGCAATCTTTGTTGAGAGTACGGCTAATGGTGTCTCAGGGATATTCTATGATCTATGGAAGGGTGCAGTTGACGGAACTAACGGATATGTCCCAGTGTTTATACCTTGGTTTATTGATCCAGAGTACAGAGAGACAGTACCTAGTAACTTTGAGATAACTCCAGAAGAAGAAGAGCTTGAGGAGCGGTATACCTTAGACCACGAACAGCTAATGTTCCGCAGACGCAAGATTGCTCAGAACGGCATTGACCTTTTTAAGCAAGAGTATCCAGCAGAACCAGAAGAAGCCTTCCTGACAACTGGACGTCCTGTGTTCAACCCAGAGACGCTACAAGAATGCCTACACGAAACTCAAGACCCGACATCCCGCCTCGCCTTAGAGGGTGATGAGTGGCTAGAGAATGTCCGTGGGGAACTAACTCTCTATAGAAAAATAGACGACGGTGAGAAGTACACAATTGGTGCTGACGTCGCTATGGGAGTTAGAGGCGGTGACTATTCAGTTGCTCAAGTCCTCGACAGTAAAAAGCGACAAGTCGCAACATATCGTGCCCAAGTTCATCCCGACTATTTTGCTGAGGTTCTCTATAAGATGGGTGAGTTCTTTAACTTCGCCTACATCATAGTGGAAAACAACAGTCACGGAATACTCACGTGTACTCGCCTTGGTAAAGACATGGCCTACCCGCACTTTTACACAGAGTTGCAAGTAGACAAACTGACTGAGAGGGAAACCATGAAGCTAGGTTTCACTACAACGTCTAAGACTAAACCCCTGATTATAGATGAACTCAGGGCCTCAGTTCGAGAGGGAAATATCGAACTAAACGATAAAGTCACAATCCGAGAAATGCTTACATACATCGTCACACAAAGTGGTGGCATGGAGGCTGAATCAGGATGTTTTGATGACTGCGTTATGAGTCTGGCCTTAGCTAATCACATCCATGAGGGTGCTTGGGAACCAATTGAAGCAGTAGATGATTATTATATAGAGATGGTTTAAACATGAAATCACAAGACGAATACACATCACTTGATGACGAAAAGATCGTCTCCATCGTTGATACAAGCCTAAGACGTTCAATCGGTTATCACGACAGCGAATTATCGCAAGAGCGCCGTAAGGTAATGGACTACTACTCAGCCAAGCTACCACGCCCAGCGCATGATGGTAACAGTAAGTACGTGAGCCAAGACGTATATGATGCCGTAGAAAGCATGAAGGCGGCACTGCTAGAGACATTCAGCACAGGCAACAAGACCCTTCGGTTTACGCCTCAGAACATGGATGATGTCGATACTGCTGAGGTCTGCACAGAGTACACAGACTTTGTACTGCATCGCCAGAACAACCTATTTGAGACCATGCAGACTGTCATCCACGATGGACTGATAGCCCGAGCAGGCATCGCTAAGATATTCTGGTGTATGCAAGACGAGAGCAGTCTTGAGCGTATAGATAACCTTACAGAAGAGGAGCTCGACGTAATCCTTTCAGAAGAAAACGTTGAGATCGAAGAGATAGAGCAAGATGACATGGGAATGTTCTCTGGCGACTTACGTGTTACGCGAGATACCTCACAGGTAAAGATCGAAGCGATTGCACCAGAAGAGTTCTTAATTGAGCCACAGGCTAAGTCTTTAGATACTGTAAGCTTCTGTGCCCATCGTACCAAGAAGACTATCTCAGAGTTGATTGAGATGGGCTATGACGAGGACTTGGTTGCTGACATCTCAGATAACGAAGACACTGATTTTGACAGTGACCCAGAAATACTAGCACGATTTGACGACATTGGTGCAGGCCGTGGTTTCAACGGTAAAGGCGACCAGCGCCAGTCACGACAGGTAACTGTGGTTGAAGCGTACATCGAACTAGATGTCGAAGGCACTGGAGTTACTGATCTTTACAGGGTCGTTAAGTGCTCAAACGTACTATTAGAAAAAGAAGTTGTCAGCAGACGCCCATTCGTGGCTTTTGTTCCTCTTCCTATTCCACACGCTTTTCATGGTAACAACTTTGCCGAGAAGCTACTTGGAATACAGAATGCTCGAACAGTTCTTACTCGTTCAATCCTTGACCATGCGATGGTTACAAACAACCCTAGATACACGGTTGTCAAAGGAGGATTAACGAACCCAAGAGAGCTGATCGACAATCGTGTTGGTGGTATTGTCAACGTGACACGCCCTGACGCAATCAACCCTATGCCTCAAGCATCTCTGAATCCGTATGTATTTCAAACGATTCAAATGCTGGATGAGGATAAAGAAGACACTTCTGGTGTCTCCCGCCTATCCCAAGGTCTAAACAAAGATGCTATAAGCAAACAAAACTCTGCGGCAATGGTAGAGCAGTTGGCGACATTAAGTCAGCAACGCCAGAAGATCATTGCGCGAAACTTTGCGAACAACTTCCTTAAACCTCTTTTCAGCATGGTCTACCAATTGGTCGTCGAGAACGAGAGTGAAGAGAAGATTGTTGAGTTAGCAGGGCGTTTTGTCAATGTGAGCCCAGCGCAATGGGCTGATAAACGTGACGTACAGGTAGAGTTTCACTTGGGGTATGGTGATCAAGAGCAGATGGTGCAGAAGTATCTTTCGTTTCACCAGATGTTCTCAGCCGATCCATCATTAGGACAGATGTACTCATCAGAGAACAAGTTCAAGATGCTGTCTTCAGTGCTAGAAAAATCAGGTATCAAGAACATTGCTGACTTCCTTACAGACCCAGCTACGATACCACCACCACCGCCAGACCCAGCACAAGAGATGCAGATGCAGATGGCACAGAAGCAACTGGAACTACAAGAGCGGCAGACAAGCGTTGCCGAGTTGAAGGCACAGTTCACACAAGAATTAGGACAGATGAAACTACAGCTAGACCAAATGAAAGCTGAACGGACATTTGCCCTTGAATCTGACAGACAAGACTTAGCTGAAACTCAATTCGAGCACAAAGAGTACGTGAACCTCGAAGAGCTGAAGATTGCAAGAACTGCTGATGATGTCAGAGCAATCGCAAGTCCTAACGGATAAGCCACCCCCACTAATAAGGAAAACACATGCCTACACAAGAAGAGCAACTTATTGTGGCTGGAGATGAGGCGGAGGTTCTACTACAGAACTCCGCTTTCAACTCAGTCATCAACGAACTCGTCGAGCGAGCCTTTCAAACTTTTGTAAATACAGGCCCAGAAGACGTAGAAAAACGAGAGTATTCATATAACCACTATCGCGCAATTGTTGACGTGGTGGATACTTTAAAACAGCGAGTTCAAGTG